AGGTCTTTGAATACTACAATCTTACCTTTTTCCGGTGCAGCATTAAGTATGTCATCAGTATCTAGTCTTCTTCCTATTCTAATATAGTAACCTTCTTTCATTTGATCCTGGTTATCGTTAAAAAACAAATGAGCTTGTTTGTAGTCTCTCCAGTTTGCAGGAGTTCCCAGAATGTTTTTCAATATCTCATCTTCTTCCTGTACTTGTGGATTGTTGGGAACATTTACAACTTCCATAGAATCTAGATATTCAGAATCAAAGCCTTTTACATTGTAGGGTAGTTCTTTGGTTTCTAACAAGTCAAATAGTTTTTCTTCTCCACTCATAGGATGCTCAGAAGGAAGAAGATCTGTATCGTGTTTTCCAGATCTATATCTTTGATTACGAAGAGCATAGAGAAAAGAGTTTACCCTAGCCATTGCCCATTGTTGAGCAGAATTAACAGAAGGACGTACAGAAGCAGGATTATTTTCATAGGCTCCCAGTCCTCTATGATAAGACACAGCCAAATAATTAACATTTGTTACTCTCTTCTTAGGATTAGATCCATGTTCTTCGTTATGTTCTTTTGCTTTGCGTTTGAGTGCTGTTTGTGTTCCTTCGGGTAGTGCATTCATAGCAGCCCGAGCATTTGACTTATCACCATAGTCCACAGCCTTGTAAACATCGAGAAGATATCTAACATTCTCATCTTCTTCCTCTCCTATGTCTTGAGGCTCTTGCTTTCTAGGAAACTCTAGACCTTCAGCAGCATAAGCAACCTCCGGAGCAATACCAAAGAATATATGCTTCTCAACACGTAGCAATTTATCATTTCTTACAGATTGTAATGCTTCAACCTCTGTATAATCATGCTCAAAGTGTAGATCATCCTCCCAAAGTCTTGCTATGCGAGTAAATAGCAAACCTATTCTTTTTCCTCTCTTTATCTGGTTACTCCAGTATTCTACCGCTTGCTGTCGACCTAATGCGTAGTTTGCAGTTGGAAGACCTAGAACAGAAGGAGGTACACCCAAAACAGCAGAAATAGATTCTCGTGCAAATGTTCTAGATGCTTGAAATTCCATATCACGAGGTGATAACTGTAGCATATCTATTTGAACCTGCCCAGACATAACCATAGCACCACCGCTTTTCTGCATACCTTTATACTGATCTAATATCTGTCTTCTCACTTCTTTATTCCATATATCACCATCTTCCTTAGGTGACAGAAGAACATCAGGACGACCCTTTGAAGTTGCTTCTGATACGAGTTTTTGAGAGTTGAGATCAGCATCTAGTTCTCTTGCCAATGGTTGTATTGCTCCTGTACCGTACAAGGCTTGAGGTCCTTTTTGATATCCTGCATTCTTCCCATGTATGATTCTTTCAGGTGGATACATAACAACAGAACCAGAAGAATTATGTTCATATCCTACAACACCCCTTTTTGGATCTGTAACGATTCTAACCTCTTCTGGATGTAAACGAACCATTGACACAGGTCTATCAGAAGAACCGAGAAGAAGAATATAACAGTTACCAGATAAAACTAGATCAATGGTTATCTGTTCTCGAAATAAGAACTCATCTACATCTGTTGAAGGCATTCGTACTAAATCTAATACAGGATGATCCATCAGTTCAACGGCTTGATCTCCGTAACCTTTGATCAATCGAAGAGGAAGAGCTGCAAGATCTTGAGATAGTCTTTTGACACCCGCATGAGTATAGCCATGTATACCAAAGGCGTCCATAGAGACTTGTGCTGAGAATGTATTGTTTACACCTCCGGCAGAGTTCCAACTAGCACCACGATTCTCTTCTTTTGGCTTCTCTATTTGCTTTGCGTAACTCTTACCCAA